ACCCTATCTTGTTGACGACGACGTGTGGGATATTCATTGCCCACGAGTAGCCCATGAACTGAGTCGAGAGGAGGAATGGTTGCTTCCTCATCTTACTCGTCTTGTGGTCCGCGATAGCAAGGCCACCTGGAGTCTGAGCGACTAAATCGATAATGCCTTCGTAAATGACTTTGATGTCCTTGCCTTCATAAAGCAACTTGCTGAAGGGCTGCTCGACTTCGATTGGTGCCCAACCGTCCTGCTGGTAGTAGAGCGCGTATTGCCGATACTGCAAGATGTCCTCTGCAATATCGGTCTGTGACAGCTCCATCTCCTTGCTGGCTTGCACGCCGACGTTCACCGCCTCGTTGACGATGTGAGGATACTCGGCTTTACGACCAGCCTTGATTTGCCGGTAGTGATAGGCCAGCATCTTGTGCATGAGGTCGCCCTTCTCAAGCGCCTCTGCCTTGTGCTCAGGTGACTTGTTACGGATGAACCGCAGATACGCCTTGTATCCACAGGCCATCACGTCATTAAGCACCTGACTATCAATCGCGATGGTTCTCATCTTCCTTCTGAATCTCCTTTGCCATCCCAGAGATGATGTCTGCGAACTGATTAGCAACCAGGTCGGCAGGCTCCTCGTGGCCTATCCAACCCACACGCCAAGTGAAGTAGTGGTCCAGTGCCAGAACTTCATCTCGGCTCAGAGTGATACGGAACTTGTCACGCACTCCACTGTCCGCTAACTGAACAAGACGGGGAGAACCCATCGGCGCTTGCCTCCCTGAAAAGTTGACCATCTACGAAAATCTGAACGGTGAGCTTGCCGAAGTTGAACGACGATGCAGTCAGGGACACGAACATCAGCTTCCTGACGCTCTTGACAGTCACGAACCACGGCACGTCCGAGCGCAGAAGTGTAGTGCCTTCCTGCGTGTTGGACATCGTGATGTCGACCTGCCCGGTGATAACACCATTGACGCGGAACTCGAACTCGTGGACGACTTCCACTGGTGTCGGTCCCGTCCCGCCATCGTCAGGATTCTTCGTGACGATTGTGTTGTCTCGGACACACGCCGCCGCCAGTAACGGGAGTCCTACGAGAAAGAGTCTACGTTCCATGTCATCCCCCTCAGAAATCTAGGTCGTCCAACGAACCCGGATCGACTGTTGGCTTATCACTTTTGTTGATACAAGTCAGACAAACTTGGTCACCTTTTGCTACTCGTCCACCACAGTAGATACATGATGGTCCGCTGCTCCGTCTAGTGCCTTTCGCGTCTGGTTTCCAATCCGCAGCAATGTTCGCGTTCTGAACTTTCATTGCCCAGACTGGGTCGATCTGTTGCCGAATCTTGCTCTCGTCCCATCCGAGAACTCCGGCTGCCTTCCGCGCCCACCATTCTCTAGAAAGGGACTTGACGAACTCGTATCTGCCTGAGCAGACGTTCGCGTGTATTGATGAGCCATGCAGCTTGGGAGTAATGAACAGCTTGATGCCATCACTGCAACCGGGACTGCAATGGTTCGGATACCGTGGAGACAGAGCGTATTCGTCGAAGTCTGGGCACGATAATTCAATGCCCACGACCTCGCCCGCTCCTGGTGTCATCGTGCGCGTTACGTTCAAGGCTTGTTCACTCCACCCATGAACGCGTCGATTACGCGCTGTCCCTCTTCAATTTGCCGCTTGAGTTCACGATTCTCCTCGGAGAGAGTCTCGACACGCTCTCGCAGGTTCTGAATCGTAGCCTTGTAAGAGGTTTCATTCTCTTTGTATTCCTGCTCAGTCACAGCCCTACTCCTCTCCCCCATGCCAACGAGTGCTCCAAGTTGTGGTGCATTGTCTTGAGATCGAACCACCACTCGTGCTGCTCGCTGTGGATATCGTGTCTCCAAGCAGCGGCATGTGCTTCGTGGTTGATACGCAACCGAGCACCATTGATGCCGTAGACCTCGATGAGGTGAGCAAGCACGGTCCTCTGTGCCTGCTCACGCTGAGTGTAGACGAAATGGAAAGGACCGAAGCGAATCGGCACGTTACCGCTCTCCTCTCGCTTCCTCGCGAGTGTCCTGTCCGTTGTCAGCCTGCAACTGATGACGCTCGGTCGTGGTCAGCTTCCTGCTCGGCTCGGAGAACATGTCCGAGTCAGGAGTGCTTGCGTGCGCAGGCTCGTCGTCGAACAGCGGGCCAGCTTCAGGCTCAGGCTCGGGCTTGCACAGCTCAGCGAACACGCTGTCCTGCAGTTGCTCCATCGCGACGGTCAGCTTCTCGATGACCTCACGCACGCAGTCGACGTTGTCCTGTCCGAAGCCCTTGAAGAAGACGGTCAGGTCGCCAAGCTCAAGCTCGACGAACTGATGCGCGCCGCTCCCGAGAACATCGGCCTTGATCTCTCCATCGTGTGCGTAGATTGTGACCTTCATCGAACCGCCGCCTTCCTGCGCCGCCTGACGCTGCCAATGAGTTGAGTCTGTGCCAGTCTTTCGACCAGCGGTTTGCCTGTCGCGCTGTCCAAGTTGAAGTATGCCGATATGATCTCAGCGATTACCCACGAGAGAGACTTCTTCTCGATGCTGGCAATCGTCTGCAGACCATGTTCTACGACTGGAAGGAGTCCCGAGGGCTTGCTGACCCTCGAAACTCCCTTGATGTGGGGTTGAAATCGACGCTTCGCCACCGTTCGCCTCCGTTATCCGTTTACTTGTAGTTCCACTTCTTGTTGCCAGCCTTCCAGATGGCATCAGCAAGTGCTCTCATCAGTCCTTCTTCTTCCCAGGTCAGTTCCCGATTGTCGAGAGTTGCCGTGACCGCCCGACGCTTCTGCTCGATAAGCTCGCTGAGGAACTCGTCGATTGTCCCGAGCGCCGTAAGATACGTCGCGTTGATCTTGTCAGCCGTCTGACCCGGCCGCGGGAATCGAGCTTCCGCTTGCTCCTCGTTCGCTGGATTCCACTGACGTTCCAGCATCAGACAGTCCGAGCAGCACTGGAGGTTGATGCCCTCTCCAGCAGCCAACGTCGAAGCAATCATGATGCGGTTCTCAGGCTTCCAGAACTCGTCGATGACTCCTTGCCTCTCCTGACCATCCAGCCCTGAGTGGAAGCTCAGAACCTTCGGCATCCCAATCTCAGCCATCATCTTGTTGAGATGACTGGTCAGCAGGAGGGCCACATCCTTGTGATGGACGAACACGACCAGCTTGCGGTCGCACTCAAGCAGGAACTCCTCGATGTAGTCGATGGCCGCTGGAACCTTCGCCACACCAGTGATGTAGCGCATCTTGGCGAAGAACGCGAGGAGATTGACATACCCAGCGGGCGTCATCTTCTCTTCATTCTCGTCCATCCACTTGTTGAACTCAGCGACGGTATCTGCATACCGCTGCATAAGCTCTTTGTCGTCCATCTGCACTGGACGGAAGTTCCGAGCCACCTTCGGGAGGTCTGGAAGAACCTCAGCTCGCGTCTTACGGATGATGAAGTCTTTCGTCATCTCGTGGAACGCTTCCGACCTGCGAAGATGCCGTCCCATCGTCCACTTCTCGATGAATCCAGCGTAGCTCGGGAACAGCTCAGGACGGAGGAAGTTTAGGACGGTGAAGTATTCGTGCGCCGCGTTCTTGATTGCGGTGCCGCTCATCGGGATGCGATACTTGACGTGAGCGAGATTGTCCTTGAGCGCCCGACTCCGCAGTGAGTCAGGGTTCTTGATGGACTGGCACTCATCGATGATGACTGTGTTGTACTGCTTCCAGATGTCCTCGCCCCAATAGTCAGGGTTGGGTTCGCCCGCTCGACCATTGATTGTCTTGGTCTTGCTAGTGACCCTCGCCAACAGGTCGATGGACATGATGGTTACGGGGAAGATGTCGAGATGCGGTCGCTGGATGCTGCTGTCGATGACCTGACCAACGATGCCAGCCCATTCGACGAACTCTCTGAACCAGTTGACCTTGGTGCTCGACTTGGTGAGAACCAGGACGTTGAAGCAGTCCTTCGCGTTACGCTTTACGAAGCCTGTTCCGCAGATCGTCTTGCCGAGCGCCATCTCGTGGCCTACCAGCACGACTCCACCCGCTTGCTCCATGAAGTCGATTGTCTCGGCTTGGAAGGGATAGAGCTGCTTGCCAGTGCGCGATGTAATCTCGATGGCAGCCTTGTTCTCGATGCCCTTGAAGACGATTGTGTGTCCGCATCTCAGGATGGATAGACGCCCGAAGTCAAGCTTGAACTCAGCTTGGACCTCAGCGACCTTCCCGCACGTTTCGCACTTTCTGTGAATCGTTGCCATAGTCTATTCCATGTGTCCTCTCGTTATCGAGTTACACCGGGCCATGCAGAGATGATAGCATCGCCCGGTGCCCCTTGTCAATACCCTTGTCGGGCTTGGCTTAGCCCTCGATGCCTCGCTTCTTGATTTGCTCGGCAATCCACTCTTCGCTGAATCCGTTGGCGAGCATTGAGTCGCGGAACTGCTGAGCCTTGGACCGCTTCGGTGCGCGGGAGACTGAACGCTTCGGTGCTGGCGTCGTGCCATCCGCGCTCACAGGCTGCACTCGACGCCGCTTCTTCGCGTCACGCTCGTTGAGTCTCTTGTATTCGGCCTCGCGCTCGGCAGACTTCATGTGCTCGATGCGCACGAAGAGTGTCGTTCGGCTGGCCTTCAGGAGCAGCTTCGCACGCTGCAACTTGCCTTCGAGGAGTGCGATGCGTGCGTAGACTTCCTCGATTGGCGACTCCATGCTGATACGAACCTCTGCATTGTAGAGTTCGGCATCCTCGACGTCCATCGTGATGATCTCTTCGCGCTCGCTCTCATCAGGATGAACTACCTTGCCCTGCATCGGATCCTCAGCATGAACTACGAGGGCCATCTCGCCCTCATAGCACTTGTCGCAGAGGTCCAGCGTGTTGCTCGTTGTGGGTGCCTTGAACTTCTTCAGTTCGTATTGCAGGACTCCACAGGAGTCACACGCGAGGCTTGGAGCTGGTTTCTTCGGTTGTGGGTTCGCTGGACTCAGGCTCTCCTCCATCCCCAAGTCCAGGTTTCCTAACTCCGAAGCGACGGTGGCAACGAGAACAGCGGCGTTCTCTGATGTGCTCCTGTTGTCCTCGGTTCTTGTCTCGGCGGGCGTTTCGTTCGATGATGGCTCCACCACACTGGCAGGTGTCTCGCATTCCTCGGCCTCGTTTATCTCTGCCACCTGAAGTTCCACAACCTCAAGACAGGAATCACACATGGATTCCTCGGTCTCAAGCGGTAGTGGATCGTTGCACACTTCGCAGAATCTCTGTGCCATATCGCTATCTCCTAGACAGTTCCTCTCGGGCTGTTATCGCTATTGTTCAACCGTTGAACAATAATCTTCGCCTTGCACGTGCAGACTGGCAAATATCGCTTGCACTTCGGACATCGGAGCATTAGTGGACACTCCAACGGTTCATGAACTCGCTCAGCGTCGGATAGTTCGCTGGAGTGAGCTTGCTGATGTCGAGAACCTGATGAAAGATACGACGCTTTGCCCAGACACAGATGGCAAACATCCGATTGTCGTATTCGTCATTGGTGATTGCACCAGACTCCAATCTCTCTGCGAGCTGGTCTAACGCTACCGATACCTTCTCAGCGAGCTTTACTGAGGACATTAGTAATCCTCCTCAATCTGCTCATCGACGTCCGCCTGCGTGTATCCGGTGAACACCATCGGATTGTATTTCGCCCTCTTGGTGTCCTCGCAGTCCTCGCATACTCGGTCGAGCGCGATTCCCTTGCAATCGAACATCCACTGCGATGGCTTGCCTGACTTGCAGGGGCATGGTCTTACGTCGTTCTGTCCCATCATCTCTCCTTTGCAGCTTGATTTAGTGCTGCACGACTCGCGGCACCCTGATGTTTCGAGCGCCGCGCCGCACTGGGCCTAACGCCTATTTACCCTCGCCCAGTCGAGCCTTTGCTTCCTTGTTCATTGCTGCGATGACCCAAGGCCAGTTCCCGTAGAGAAAGCCATCGGCCAGCGCTCGGGCCATCACCTCATCCTGCTCTCGACCACGATTGTAGCTGTTGTGCAGGTCGGTGCACACCTTCTGCGCTTCCCCGTCGGGCGCGATGTGCTGGAGGATGTCGAGTAGTCTGTAAGCTACAGTCTGACCATCGGCCATCCGTGGTGCGTATCGAATCTTTGACATCAGTATGCTCCGTCGTGTGAGTCCTCGTATGGGTCGTTCCATGCCTGACGCTTCTGGCATCTGTTGCAGTAGCTCGATGAGGCCTTGAGAGGGAGCGTCTTGCCACATCCCACACATCTCCATCTCTCGCGGCCCTTGGAGTCGACTCGGGGGCAATCACCAGACTCGTGCCCACAGCATGGATAATCTTCGCAGGCCATTATGCTTCATACCTCATCATGACTACGATAAGCAACGTGGGCCATCCCAACCTCTTGGCAGCTTCGAGAATCTCGGCTCCGTAAGGCTCCTGACCGTAGATGACGTAGGCTCCGTCCTGCTCCCATACCTGCAGGGGTTCAATCTGGCCTTGACGCTCCAGAACCTCCATCGTCTTCTTGACGGCCCAATTCGCGACCGGCCTGATGTCGTCCTGAGGCTTGACCTTCTCGATTGAGACAATCTGAGCCATGCTACTTGCCCTCCTGATGCTTCTTGAGGGCAACGAGACTCTCGTGGAGCTGAGCTGCGAGCGAGCGGTATGCATCGACCTCAGAGAATCCCAGGTTGACCAATGTCTCGGCGGCGCGCCTGACCGCTTGCATCGAGAACTCTGCGAGTGAAGGAACCCGAGGATTCCTGCGTTGCTTCTTCAGAGGGATGACCTTCATCTTGTCCCCGAGCTTGAGGGGAGCTTGCTTCTTCGGCATTAGCTCACCTTCTTTCGCGGGAGGAGTCTGAGCTTCGCGTTAGCGATGCCCATATCGAGGATGAGACTGTTGAGCGAGAGGACGGCTGACTTGCGGGTGTAGAAGTCTCTGGTGTTCTTCCCACCGAGGAAGTCTGTCCAGGTGATGCGGTAGCGAGGTTCTTGCTTTGTCGTCTGTTCCACTGCTGCTCTCCCATACGCGAATCCGAGGTGGGCGGAAATGCCCGACACGCTTCGCGTTCCAGTATGATAGCACACTTTGCGCCGGATGTCAACTTTTCTGAGGGCGGTCGATTCTCGTCGAGATAGCGAAATGACTAGCGAAAGCGAAACCCAAGCGAAGATAGCCCTGACTCTGCGGTGTATCTCTCGTGCTAGTCTGGGGCATCTCTCGGGTATCTCTCGGGTAAGTCTCGTGATAGTTTTTTGCCCGTAAGTCGTTGATTCTATTGGACTTAGCGAGACCCCCCACCCCCACCTCTACCCTAAAATGGGGAGGCCGGGTGCCCCTCGGAAAAAATTTCATGTCGGAGTGTTCTATTCCTTTATATATATATAAAAAATACATACTACAAGGAAGAAAAAGTGCCCGACAAGAGCTGAACGGACCTCGGACGGGTGGGGGTAGTCGGCCCTAAAAAGGTGAGGGGAGAGGGAGGGGGATCGCGCTAACTCATTGATCCTGAAAGGGTTAGCGATCAAAAAGATACCCCAGACATACCCGAGACATACCCCACAGATACACGACAGATACCCGAGACATGCACGTCAAATACCGCTTGTCGAGCCTATCGAAATGATCAGCGGCCTTGTGATCAATTTCGGCGCGGCGGCGATCGGGAGTGCCAGGCTCGGACCGATAATTGATCAGAGCGGCGCACAAAATGTTCAAGGGGCATCAGGGGAATCGGCGCGGCATCTAACCGGCACGTATCAACCCGGATGCCCCTGTCGGAGCTGGCACGGACAAGAATGTTCAGAGCGCGAACTAAATGTCCGAGTTCGCTCCCGAGAGGTCGAGGTCTGTTACCAGGTGGCCCGGTCCGACCATGTTGCGGACACGCTCAATGGCAATGTCCAAGGTGCTGACCCACACGGTCATGGAGAACACGTAGTCTACGCCATCGCCAGCGTAGCGGTAGTCGTTGTAGACGAAAATGGTGAAGCTGTGCACGGTCTATACCTCAGGGCAGAAGATGTCGAGCAGGAACGCACACGTGAGAAACGCGCAAGTGAGAAGGTAGATGGTCTGGTGTGACACGGTATCCTCAGAAATGAAAAAGAGGGGCGCGGTGCCCCTCGTGGTGTTACGTTCCTGCCTGCTCCAGCTCGGTCTTGAGGTTGTAGAGCATCTGTAGTTCAGCGGCCAGCTGCATCTGGATTGGACGCAGGGCCAGTATCTGATTGATACGCACGGTGACTAGCCGGTCTAATTCGAGGAGCTGGTCCTCGGTCACGTGGACCTTGATCAGCTCGTCGCACGGTCTCTGTGCCATTCGTTGACTCCTTGGACGGTATGGTTGGATGGGACGAAAAGTGGGGGAGGGCATCCGACCCTCCCCCGGATTCCGTTAGACCGGGAGTCCCTTCGCCTCGCGCTGTGCGAGAATCATGGCGCGGGCCTCGTCCGGGCCGAACCCTGAAGCCACCAGCGCGTCCACGCCCTTCTGGATCTCCTTCGCCGGTCCCTGCGCGGCACGGTTTCCCTTGGCGCGTTCCACACCGCGGACCAGCAGGTCGTGGCCATAGTTGAAGGCCTTGACCAGATACGCCGCAGCCGCCGCCGCCTGCTCGTCCGCCGGGAGTCCGACCACGACACCCTTGCTGATGGTCCGCGCGTCGTCGACGGTTTCCGCGACCAGCTTCTCGTAGTTGTGCTCGTAAGCGGCCTTGCCGTCGACGGGGATTTCGAGCTTCACTTTGGTAGTCTGCATGACACTCTCTCAATCGGGCGGTTGTTTCGTCGTTGCCGCGCCGCCCGCCGCTCAACAACAAGACAATCATACGCCCGATCCGATCAAAGGTCAAGCGCTCATTGCAACTTTCGACAACTTTTTTTTGGACTTGACTTTGCGATACAAAGATGGATCAGATTTTTTGTATGACTACAGCGCATGACCGTCATAAGTAGATTGTGCTTGACATGGGTGCCCTGGGTATGGTATCATCTGAGCGGGTCCCATGACGCCGCCCGAGGCGGTACAGTAGTCAAACTGTCAAATTCAGTTTGAGAATTGCTATTGTCGTTAACGGGTCCCATACTCGAACGGGTCCCATACGAACGGTTCCTTTATGACGAGAGAGCCTACGCCGAGAAACTAAGTTCATCTGGTGAACATTAAAAAAGCCAATGAAAAACCGCTTGACAGCCCTGAAAAACGATGGTATAATCGCGAGGGAGCAAGGCCTCTGGGCCACTGTCGGACACCATTGCTATGTGGATTAGCGAGGAAGACGGAGACATTCGCCTGAACAGCAATCGGAACCTGTTGAACCGGGTGCAGCGGGAGTCCGATTACGACGAAGTATCTCTGGAACCTCAGATACCGGCCGCACCTGAAGATTGCATTGATCCGGCGATGCAGTCACAGGTTGAGGCAGCGGTGAGGAGACCGCGCCGCGCTACAGGTCCCATCCTGACTCGCCAAGAAGCAGCTGACGCCGTGATAGTCGGCAAACTGGCCGGGAAGGACTTAGCGGCGCAACTCTTCCAGAAGCAACCTGACCACATTCGGTTGATGACGGACAAGGAGACTCAGAGTCACAACGGCACCGAGCAGACTCTCACTCGTCTCATCGAGGGCCAGAGGACTAAGATTCGCGATCTGGCTTTCGACCGTCTCAATACCATCATGGAATGTCTGGACGAGACGAAGATCAAGAGTGTTACCAAGGCCAGAGAGCTGTCTCACATTGGAGTGCAAGTCGCAACCATCGCTGAGAAGATGCTACCGAAGGAGATGCAGGCTGATCAGAACGTGCACTTCCACATGTTCCGTCCGCCAGTGAAAGAGGAATCTGAATACGAGCGTGTCGAGGTAGGAGAGGAACGACCGGAGACGAAGGTTATCGAAGGCGTAGTTGACGAACCAAAGCCGACGGAGGCGCAGCATGGTTAACGGACGCAATAATTCAAGACTGTCAGAAGGTCATGAAGCTCGCGAGCAGGAGTCAATCTCGTCAGAAGGCGCGGCGCGGGCAGTTCCCGAAAGTGGAGTAGTCCGGAAGATGAAAGAGGGATTTGGATTCATCGCCGGGAATGACGGACAGGACTACTTCTTTCACTGGACCGCACTGCAAAAGACTTCGTGCAGATTCTCCGAACTCGAAGTCGGCGACCGAGTAGAGTTCCTGAAGATAGAGGCTCCGAAGGGGCCGCGCGCAATCGAGATTCGGAGAATGGCGTGACTACCGGAAACGTAGCCATCGCCATCATTCTCTTGTGCGTAATCCTTCTACTCTGGCACGCACCGATATTCAAGCCCTGGTTCGGCTTCCGTCGACCCAAGGACCACAAAGGCAAGTGGGGCGAGTGAACAACTTCTACATCTCACTCGCAGTCTTTCTGGCATTCGTCGCACTCGTAATCTATCTGGACCGGAAACCATTTTGAGATAATCGCCATGCCTCTCAAACCCGGCGCCGCGCAGAATGTCATCTCTCAGAACATCCGTGAGATGGTCAAGTCCGGTCACCCACAGAAGCAGGCTGTTGCAGCTTCGCTGTCGAATGCGCGGAGATCGAAAGGAAAGAAGGTGAAGAGGGGCAAGCGAGGTCAGAAAGGCCAGAAGAAACAGACTGGCTTCGGACGAGCGGCCAACTTCAAGGGTCGGATGAAGTCGGCAGGAAGCGCTCAGCAATTCGGTTCCGACAAGTTCTCGTTCGGTCAAACACCAACTCCGTAGGAGACGCAGCACATGAGCTCAAGACTGGCACTCATCACGTTCCTCGACGGCGCACCGCACCCGGAGCATCCCATCTATCCGGCGGACCCGCCTCCGTGGTCACCGCCCGGTGGAGGGATTCCCGGTGGACCTGGTGGACAGCCTCCGCCTGGAATCTGGCCCGGCCCACGTCCGCCATACGTCGACATCGGTGGCCCCGCACCTCAGCCACCGTGGGGTTCACGTCCATCGCATCCCATCTACTGGCCGCCCTACGTGGACAACACGCTGCCCCCGTATCCAGCGCATCCGTGGGTGCCGCCGTCTGGTGGGGGTCAGCCGCCACAGCCACCGCTCGGAATCTGGGGTGGCCCGTGGTATCCACCGACACCGACGCATCCCATCGTGCTGCCTCCGAATCAGCCACCGACGCAGCCTCCATCTCAGGGTGGACTCCCCGGACAGCTTCCGGCGTCGGACCCGAACGGTGGATGGGTGTTCGGTTACGTCCCCGGCTACGGATGGATGTGGGCATACGTCCCGAATCCGCCCGCACCGCCCGAGACCGGTGACCGACCGCACCCGGACCACGAGCTTCCCGGAGATCAGCCCGTCGTCGACCCTCGCGCCTGAACGTCACGTCAACGTAATCGGTAACGTAGGAGAACAAACATGAAACCAGCCCGAGTTCTTCCCCTGCTCCTCAGCCTTGCTCTGCTCGTAGTTCCAGCGGCGAAGGCGACGACCATCACCTCGTTCGGGAACACAGCGACGAACCAGTTCGTTGCCACCGACCTTGGCAACGGAACCACGGCCATCAGCATCAACACTGGCGTCAACATCACCCAGATCTTCATGGGTGCGCTCGATGCGAACGCGGTGCTGACTCTGAACGCGACGAGCACCGGCGATGCTCAGGCGTTCGGTCCGCTGATTGCACAGCCGTTCGCTGGGTCGTTCTCCCTGCACAACGCAGCCGATACCTTCGATTACCTCGATGGGACATTCGGTGGCTCACTGCAACTTGGAACGATCGGTGGGACCAACTCAGTCCTGACGAGCAACAACGGGCTGCTCGGTCCTCTGGTGCTAACGAGTGACCTGGCAGCACTAATCGACCCGGAGAGCTTCTCTCTGTCGCTTAGTAACGTAACCCCGCCGTTCCACACCGACACGTATCTGGTCGGCGGGGTGTCGCACACGACCATTGGCTCCTTCAATGCGTCGTTCACAGGCACAGCTGATGCACAAATCTCAGCAGTCCCAGAACCAACGAGCCTTGTGCTCCTCGGAACTGGACTGATGTTCGGTGCTCGACGGTTCAAGCGTCGTTTCGTCGGCCGGTAACGTGGGGACCGAAAAGACAGACCGAACGGTTAACGAGCGGAGAGAGCTTCTGAAGTCCGCTCTGCCACTGGTCTTGATGACAGTGACAAGCCGTTCGGTCATGGCGGCGGGTAACCGGGCAATGGACACATCATGCGGTTCGGCGTGTCCGTCCGGTTCGATAACTCAACGAAAGCCAACTCAGGAGTCGGACGATGAAAAAGGTTCCCCAGCTTAGCCTGCTTGCACTACTCTTTGCCGCGCCCTCGGTGATGGCTACACCAATCCCGCTCAACTGTCAGTCTGGCTGCACAGGGGCGGTATACAGTGGGGCAATCTTCTCGACCGTTTCAGTTCAGCCCTCTGGCACCGGTGTGTTCAATCCCTTTGTTCGTATCCACCAGAAGCCGACGGAGGATGGTCACAATACCGGTGCGCCGTCGCAGGATTTTCTGAACGATGAGATTGGCGGCATCTGGACGCACGATGTCCTGTTCTCTGATCTCGACAACATCTTCAACATCGGCGGCACGAACTACTACGAGTTCATGCTCGACCTCGGCGAACCGAGCGGCAACGACATGAATCTGTTGACGCTTGATCGCATCGAACTCTGCACCAGTAACACCGCATCTCTGGTGCAAGCCGATGGATGCCCGACTAGTCCGGTCTACACGATGAACGGGTCAGTGCATCTCGACTACGACCTGTTCGGTGGTGGCAATGGGAACAGCGACCTGTTCTTCTACGTGCCTACCAGCGTGTTTGGGGCGAACCCTGGGACTTACTTCTACATGTATACCTCGTTCGGACACGAGACTGGCTACGAGTCACAAGGCACGTTCGAGGAATGGGCCTTCCGTGACGGTCCTACGCCACCGTGCGTTGGATGCAGTCCGAATCCGCAGAGCTTCCCGACTCCGGAGCCGGGTTCGATGATTCTTCTCGGTTCTGGACTTCTCGGCATGATCGGTGCGGCGCGCAGGAAATTCTCGTTGTAGGGAGATAGCCAGATGCCTCAGAACCAACGCCGTATGGGGATGGTCTCATCGAATCCCCAAATGCAGTCCCCCATCGCTGGACAGGGCGGCTCGTTCAGAGGCGCAACTGGACAAGGGAACCAGAGCACCGCTCAATTCCGCCCAGGTGCAGGTCCTCTTGGTGGAACGTTGCCCGGTCCAGGAGGGATGGCTGGCCCTCTTGGTCCGGGTTTCGCTCCTCAAGTAGGAGCACCAGCTCCTATGCCACCTCCTCAGCCTCCGATGATGCGCCCACAGAACCCGATGCCGGACCCGCGCATCAGGACGATGGGTGCAGCAGGAATGGGCACACCTGCCCAGTTCGCTCCTGGATTGGCACCAGGAGGAGCACCTGGAGCACAAGGAGCAGGACCTCTCCAGTCAATGTCGAACGTAGCAAGAGCAATGCAGTCGGCCGGTCCGCCTCCACAAGCAGTGCCTCCTCCACAAGGACCACCACCCGGAATGCCACCGCAGGGACAGGTGCCACCGTGGATGCAGCGTCCCAATCCGTTCATGATGAGATAGGAGAGAGCAATGGCAACAGCGACACCAGCACCAACGATGGCAACCCCGCCTCCCGCGAAGCCAATCGTGGAGAAGGCAATCGAGCTGAAGGACCTGAAGGCGAACGCCGAGGGAGTTGTCAGCATCGGCAAGGAAGTCCTCCCCACGCAGCAGTGCACGGTCGTCAACTCACGTGAGTTCCTCGGCTACGGTGGACCGATCGCCATCGAGGACATCGAGAGCCGCGGCCTGTTCAAGGCTCTTGGGGGCGACGGTATCTACGAGCTGTCGGACGGCGGGAAATACGTGCTTCCGTCGAACCTGGCCGAGGCGCTTGGCATCGTGATTCCTCCGCCCGAGACGGCAGAGCTTCTGCTCATCACCGGAGCAGTCGATCCCGGAGACGAGAGACTGACCGGCGAGGCTCTCGACAACGCGATTCTGGCGAAGGCAGCGAACGAGGGGCGAGACAAGCCGACGACGCTGTCCTTCAGGGACAAGGTGTTCTACACCATCGGTCAGAAGTCGGCGGAGGAGCGGAAGGTGGCCACGCAGCACGCGCCGGCTCCTCCTGCACCGCCGAAGAAGCTGGAGTAGGTAACTCCAGAGGGGGCTACGATTCCGACCGGGATGACGCCTCAGTAGCCCCCTTCTTTTCTCATGGGTATCCAAGTCGTCGACCGTTTCACGCAGATTTGGAAGCCGCACGAGAAACAGAGAAAGTTTCTCGAGATTCCGGATTCGATTTTCGAGGCTTTATACGGAGGTGCCGCGGGAGGAGGGAAATCGGAGCTTCTCATAATGCTCCCAATCCTCAGAGGCTGGCACCTGCACCCGAAGTTTCACGGCATCTTATTTCGCGAGACTTTTCCTCAGCTTGAAGAAAGTCTCATGCCTCGTGCGGACCGCTTCTACAAGTTAGTAGGAGCAGTCTTCAACGAGGCGAAGCACTACTGGAAGTTTCCGAGCGGCGCGGTAATCAGGGCGAGCTACCTCGAAAAGGAAAAGCACGCTAGACGCCATGACACTACGGAGTATCATTACGCGGCGTTCGACGAGCTTACTTCATTCAAGTGGTTCGTCTACTCCTTTGTCACATCCCGCGTCCGTAGTTCCGAACCGAGCCTACCCCCTGTTGTACGATCTGCAAGCAATCCAGGCAACCAAGGCCACGTCTGGGTCAGAGAACGATTTGTGGACCCGGCACGTGATGGCTACAAGATCATTTTCGACCGCGCAAGTCGAACTTCGCGCATCTTTATCCCGGCGAAACTCGACGACAATCCCTATCTCAACGAGGCCGACCCCGGATACGCATGGCGCCTCGAAATACTTCCAGAGGCCGAGCGCCGCGCCAAGAAAGATGGCGACTGGTATGTATTTTCCGGACAGGTCTTCTCAGAGTGGAGAGACTTCCGTCGAGCTACAGAACCAGCCAATGCTGTCCACGTCGTACAACCCTTCGATATCCCCGATTGGTGGCCACGAATTCTCGGCATCGATTGGGGCTACACCGCAAAGACATGGGCTGGCTGGGCTGCGGTCGCTCCTGACTCGCGTGTTTTCCTCTATCGGGAATACGCTAAGGACAAGCAAAACATCGAAGTATGGGGAGCCGACGTTGCCAGACTCTCTCAGCACGAACGACACGAGATTCACTCGGTCGTATTGGACCCGTCTGCTTGGAATCATCGGGGCGACAAGCTCACAATCGCCGAGCAGTTCACAGCAGCATCAGGCTTCAGACCCGCACAAGCCGACAATGACCGTCTAGGTGGGAAGATGCTCATGCACTCATTCCTTCGGTGGATGCCGAAACCACCGAAGTATATGCCTGCAGATGGATACTCGGACGAGAGGGCGCAATACATATACCGGAACTTCGGAACAGACGCTCTGAAGAAATATCAGGATGTGTTTACTCCTGAGCCTCCAGAGACGAATCTTCCGAGACTTCAGGTGTTCGATACGTGCAAGGAGTTCATCAAGACCATACCCATCTGCATTTACGACAACAAAGATGGCGAAGTGGTCGAGGATGTAGCCGAATTCCAGGGTGATGACCCCTACGATGGTGGCCGTTACCTGCTAAAAGAGGTTGACAGATACATTCGACTGGTCTGGAGTCGAGACCAGAAAATGCAGGCTCTTGGTGGAATCATGAAATCCTTCGCCGAGACGCAAGACTGGACCAGATTGCACCGACAGATGGAGCATCTGGAGTCGAAAGCAAAGACGGTGACATCTGTTCAGAGGCATCGGAGGTTCCGTGGGCTTCTTCGCTAATTTGTTCAGTCTGCGAACAAATGAATGTGACGCTTGCAACGCTCGAAAGGTCACAATCTCAGTTCTCGAAGAAGAAGTAGAGATGTTGAGGGACTTTCTCAACGCAGAAGTAGAGCGAAATGCCCCCAAACACGAGATACGAGGTCCGATCAAAGAATTTGAGGGCTCGATTAGGAAGAGTCGAGTCCCCTGGAGTCGTAAACAAGCCGAGCTCGAAGAAAAGTTTGCAAGAAAGGCTGCGAAAATTGAGAGAGAAGCGTGGGAAGAAAGGGTAAGACAGGCCGATAAAGTAGACAATGCCAACAAGAGTAGCACTACCGAGTCGTAGCATATACTCGCGTCTCTGGGGACCGCCCGATACCGAGGCTTCCCGAGAGAACAAGCCGAGAATGCGTTCGTCTACGTGGTTGGAGCGTGGTAAGGACGCGCTCAACAACGTGGAGCTGCCCCTTGTCGGCCATCTTGGCGACGCGGCGGAGAAGACGTTCAACAATCTGGTTGGAAGTCCTCAGGACCAGATAATGAATGCCGCGATGCCCGGCATTGTCCTCGCACCCGGTGAATCTCAGCATCTCCTGCGTCGGCCCATCGAAGACTACGCCCAATCAGCCGAGCGATTCCTTGGACTTGGTAATCGGGCGCTCACTGGAAGCTACGAGCCTGAGGTTAACCAAATCGCGCACTCAATCGGTGAGGCCATCCCACCAGCAGAGAGTCACATCATTGATAAGGCTCGGTGGAATCGTGGTGTCGGTGGCTTCCAAGAGACTCAGAAGTTCATTGAGGACCATCCCGGCCCTCATGAGCAGATGATTGCAGACCTGAAAGATGAACTCTATCGGCAAGCTGAGGAACCGCCCCCGATAAGGACTCTCCCTAGAACTGGCCCGGTCTCTCCACAGGGAGCAATCATTCACCCTCAGCACCCGACTCTCAGGTCTATTGCTGGTGGGGACGTTTACGATCTTGGACGCGGCGGACTTGGCGGCATCACTCCGAAGCGAATCTACGAGGCTAAGGGTTCTGGTAATCGCTTTCTCCTTAAGGATGCTGGTGCTGGTGACAACGCCGAAGAGGAAGCTGGAACTCGTCTTGTTAGTCTGATGACTGGTGGCAAGACTCCTATCGCACGACAGACTGCTGAGGGCGGGACTCTTCAGGAAATGCTTGGCCCCTCGTTTGGCCGTTGGGACGACATGACTGCCGAGCAGAAGGCTAAAGCTCTCCATCCTGACGTTGCTAATCAGGTGATGGCCCAGCATGTAGCAGACACTACTGGTGGGGTTGTTGATCGCGGCGAGCGCCAGTTCATGATTGACCCTGAGGCGAGAGACTTCCGAGGAGTTGATAAAGGTATCAATAGGATTCCTACAATCGGGCGTGGGATGCGAGACGTAATCGAGCCAGCGTCCATTGCCAAGACCGGTGGCGGCTTGCGAGACATGTATAGTGGTTTGGTAACTGGTGGTGATCTTCATCCATTTGCCGACCCCAACAAGTATCGTGAACTTGCGCACGCAGCGACTCAGATTCCCGAGGCAGACTACGCTGAGAGTCTACGGCCTTATCTAGACTACGCGAAAATGTCCAGCGGGAACAGAGACACCTACATGCGTAACTTCATGGACCGTGTCTCGAAGCTTCCTCCAGCTTTTGAGGACTTCATCACAAGGCACATGAGATAAGATGTATCCTCCTCCCATCGACCCATCGCAGCAGCAGCCATTTCCTGACCCAATGCTGCCACCGGACGCTCCTCCAATCGTTCCGGGGGATGCACCTCCGCCGGTTGGTGACCAGCAGCAGGAACCTCCAGACCAAGAGGAGAAAGACCCGGAGGACGTCTATGGGAAGGATGTTCTCGACGCGCTGCTGAGAATCAAGGACAAGCTCTGTGTTCCGGAGCGGACGGTTCGAGAGGCTTTCGTTCGGAAGCTGAAGAAGCTGGAGTGCTACTGGAACAACCTGCAATACATCTATTGGGACGCGATTGCCAGAGACTATCGAGACTATCAGGACCGCTCCTCGCAGGCGTTCGAGGACCCGCAGGCGGACACAGATGTTCAAGCTATCGCCAAGGTCATCAACATCTACAAGGCTCATGGCCAGGCATGGATTTCTGCGATTGCTGCGGGAATTCCTTTTGTCCGATTCTTCCCTGACGATGCGGATAACCCTTCCGACGTGGAGACGGCGAAAGCCTACTCCAAAATCTCTGAACTGATACAGCGGCACAATCAGGCCGACGTTTTCTTCCTCCGCGCACTCTATCTCCTCTATAATACTGGAGTTGTCTTCGCTTACAACGAGCGAAAGACGTCGAAGGACTTCGGAACTACTAAGGTTCCCATCCCAGGACAGCAAAGCGTTACTAATCGGTCCTATTTCTGCCCTTCATGCGGCGCGCCCCAGGGTCAAGAGACCGTAACGGACCCAAATGCGCCTCCAAAACCGCCTCAGACGTGTCCAAACTGCGGTCTGACCCTCCCACCCGAGAGTCAGGACCAGCAGGAGACGTTCCCGACCATCGTTGGATACGACGACAAGCCGAAATCTCGCGAAATCTTGGCATGTTTTGGGCCTTTGCACGTCGAAGTGCCCCATTACATCTCAAAACTCGACGATACACCGTATCTTCGGTTCGTAACTGAGGAACCAATCGGAAAGATTCAGGAAACCTACCCTGAATTTGCCCATCTCATCAAGCCATCTTACGATACTGACGCAATCGAGCGTTGGGCGCGTAACGATCGGCGCTACAATGGTGAATGGCAGGAGAATATCTGCACGGTCCAGAGGATGTGGCTTCGTCCCTGGGCTTTCAACTACTACGGCGGCTTCAACGACGCAATTGTCAAGCAGCTCAAGGTGCAATATCCCGATGGCCTCTACATGGTCATCATCAACGACGATTTGATCGTTGAAGTTGTCCAGGACAAGCTCGATGAGCACTGGACGGCCACTCTTTCGCCATTTTCCGAGCATATTCACTCCGAGCCTGAGGGCGCGTCGCTCGTGCCGGTTCAGGACATGACCAACGAGCTAGCGAACATCACTTTGGAGACCATCGAGTTTGGGATACCAGAGACGTTTGCTGATCCATCTGTCCTTGATTTTGAAAACTACTCGAAATCAGAAGCTCGACCTGGGATGGTCAATCAGGCCAAGGCACCGTCTGGACAGAATCTCTCGGCCGGGTTTCACGACATTAAGGCAGCCAGCCTATCTCAAGAAGTCGAGATGTTCGCGGACAGGCTTGATGGAGTGGCTCAGTTCGTCCTAGGAACATTCCCCACCATCTACGGTGGGCAGCTTGAGGGCGGCTCAGGAACTGCTAGGGAATATGAACTGTCGAGGGCACAAGCTCTCCAGCGACTTTCCGGCACCTGGACCGTCCTCAAGTCATGGTGGTCGAAAGTCATGGCCAAGGCCGTCAAGTCTTACGCCGATAATATGACGGAAGACGAGAAGATGGTCAAGAATCAAGGCGATAGCTTCATCAACGTCTGGATTCGTAAGTCGCAGCTGCAAGGAACTGTTGGAGAAATCGAACCAGAAACCTCAGAGGCCTTCCCAATCTCCTGGGCACAGAAGCGCGACGTGCTGTTGCAACTCATCAACATGAAGGACCCCCAGGTTGGGGAGATTCTCATGCATCCTGAGAACGCGAGCTTCGTTGCGGAACTCATTGGGATGCCAGACCTCTACATCCCCGGAGACGACTCGCGTAACAAGCAGCTCTACGAAATCGCCACGATGCTTCAGGGCCAACCGACGGTCATGGGCGTCGATCCTATGTCTGGTCAGGAGCAATTCCAGTCCTCTGTCCCGGTTGACCCTGAAGTGGACAATCATGGCATCGAGGCTGAGGTTTGCTTGGCTTGGCTGAATGGTGACGTAGGACTGGCAACGAAAGAGCAGAATCCAGCGGCATGGATGAACGTGCGTGCTCACTTCATGGAGCACAATCAGATCATCCAGATGCAGCAAGCTCAGCAGATGCAATTGCAGGCGATGCAAGCTGACCAGAAGAATCAACAGAAGTCGCAAGGACCTCCGAAGGAAAGCAAGTCCGACCAGCAAGGTCCAGGCGACGTATCGAATCCAAATCCAGAACCGCAGGCTCAGTCCGCATAGGAGACTCAGATGGCAGACGACGAGAGCGATATCGACATCTTGAATGATGTCGGAGACCCTGACACTGCTGGTGAACAGGGCACCAGTGACCCCGACGATGATGACGACGTCGACTCTGGTGCTACCGGGGACGAGGACGAGGACGAAGGAGACGAGGACGAAGGCGATGAAGATGAAGGTGAAGAACCTGAGGGTGAGGAAGATGCGGACAAAGGCCCGGAAGCTCAGGCAGGTGCTGAGAGAAAAGAGCCTGTTGTCGAAGGACGACCAACCTATCAGGAGCTGAAGAAAGCAGACCCGGAAATCTTCAAGAAGGTTCCGGGACTCAAGGACATCTTCTTCAGGGAGCAGAAGTTCTCGGAGACGTTCGCCACGGTTGAGGAAGCCCAGCACGCCGCACGCAAGGCTGAGGACTTCGACATCATCGAGGCGACTCTCGTGAGTGGTGACCCGTCGCTCGTTCTCAAGGAGCTGGCTCAGAACTCACCGCAGTCCGTTCCTCTACTCGTGGACAACTTCCTGCCGACGTTGCAGAGGATGTCCAAGGATCTCTATATTCGGGCTACGATGCCCGTTCTGGAAGACTTGATTCGGATGGCCTACAACGATGGCCGCCGAAACAACGATAAGAACCTGATGTATGCTGCTGGTCACTTGGCCAAGCACGTCTTCGGGGAAGCTCGTATACCTGAGCCCCGGACACAACAAACGGGACCTCATCCGGCGGAGGTCCAGCTCAGGGAGGAACGGTCACGGCATTTCAACGAGCGATACGGCCAGTTCAACAACGACGTGATGACTGAGTCGTATAATCGTTTGGAGAAGCTTGCTGATAAGGGA